TGAGAAAACGGCTCATGATATTGTTGATATTGGAAGCCTCCTTCATGTGTTGCTGCGTGGATGTTTCCGTGGACGCAGGATGAACGGAGGGCACGTGAGGAGTGGAAGAACTACGAAGCATTGGATTGCTCCTTTCTGTTGACGAGTTCGTCAACGATACAGATGTGAGTGGGTTGAGGCAGCGCGATTACGCTGCCATCGGATTCTTCGAAAGAGCCGCACTGATACAGTGCGTACTCGGTCGGGAAACGACCGAGGTTTGAATCCGGATTGTTTGCCGCGACGGATACCGCGCGGATAGCCTCCGGCACGTTAAGAACGATGAAGGGTTTGAGATAGCAGTCGGCCCTCAGGTCCTTGACGCAGAATATTCCTTGCATATTGAGACTCCTTTTTTTTGTTTATAGTTATGTGATGCGAAGAGAGCCCCCCGATAACGAAGCGTTATCGGGGAGCTTGTTTTATAATACTAATTAATACGGGTGAAGTCTACCTGTTTTTGCTTAATGTATTCTTTCACGCGTAATCTTGATAGTGTGTTATCGTCTTGGTGTTTCGCTGCCGATTCTCTACGCTTCCACTTTAGACGTAGCCACCCACTTGGATTACTGCGTTCATACATAAGACAGTAAAACCTTGGCGGTTTACAGACTACCCCGTTACGTATGACCACTAGGTCATTAGGAAATACATCCTTTTTCCATTTTGAATACCAGTTAGCCCCTATTCCGGGGCGTCGGGACATGCGAACAAATTCGGGTTCGATTCCCCTTTCTAAATATATGTCGGCATCTTGGCCTAACTTTTTGCCGACAATGTAGCGCGCAACATATGCAGCACTTTCGAAATTAACATCCCCGATAGTGCAATACCCATGAGTCCATAAATTATCAAGGTCAGGACTATGATATAGGTTAATACCATCTTTGGTAGAACATAATTCTTTGTCTTTGAAATCAAGGCCAAAAATACAGGCGTGATAGTGAGGGCGATAAGATTCGTCGCCATATTCACCACATGCGAAATATCGAATGTTTGGTCCATACTTTTTCCTTAGCCTTTTCCAGAAGAGTTCTAGGTCCCTGGGATAGAGTGTAGGGGCGATTCCGCCCCATGTGAGCTGGTCGTCGCGATAAGTGAGAGTAACGAAAGAATTTTCCTCATGCTCTGAGGATTCGTGCACACATCGAATTGCCCATTGGCGAGAGCGCTCTAAGCGACATCCGATACAACGGCCGCATGGAACTTCCACAGGAAGATCCGTCCAACCGCCTTTGCGGTTAGTGAGAGCCCATTTACCAGTTGCTTTATTGCGGCCTTCGCGAGAGCGATATAATTTGAGCGGGAAATAACACGGCATAGAAGGTCCTTAGTGTCCTCACGGTTTTGTTGAAGGTAACGTGGATGTTACCGTAACATCCACGTTCCGGGAGAATACTTAAATGCGATAGCCGCCGCGCATTGCGCGCGCACGCAGATTTTTCTTGTTGCTGCCCGCGCCGGCTTTGAAGTTGCGGCGGCTTTTGCCTCGCGACATTCTTTTTCTGAACGCCATTTTTAATCACCTCCTTTCGTTTTTTCATAATTATTTGTAGGACCCAAGGTCCTGAAGTCTTTGAGCATACCCAGCGGCACTATGAAGGCCACCCATAAGGCGGCCACCAAAGTCAAGAGCCCTATCAATGTAGGGCGACTTTTTACCGATTTCAGACTTTTGATACTCAGATTCATTTCTTAGCGCTGGTTGTTGCAGTTGCATAGCGGTGTTCGATAATTCCACACCCGCTTTTTGAGCGTCCAGCATACCCAAGAGTTTATCCTTATATTGACGGTCTAAACCAGATGTTGCCACTTGAAGACGTTTCAGATTGATTTCGAAATCCTGAGTTTGCTGAGCTGTTTGGGTAGCAGTTGTTACACTACTTTCATTGGCAGCCTTGAGCGCAGTATCCTGTTTTATGTTAGCGATTTGTGCCATCGCTAAAGCACTATTCATAGAGTTACCCACAGCATTATTATCAACGGAAGGCGCCGATAAATTAGGCATAGGAGAACCACCACGAGAAGCGGACAGAATTGGATTTAGACCCGCTGCCTGCAGGTCTTTTACCTCGCGCTGATGAGCAGTATTAGCCAAATCGATATTTGTATCATTGGTTTTATTCTGCTCGAATACATTGAAGGCGGACGAGGCGAGATTACCAACCGCGCCTATACCCGCCGCCATTGTAATAGGATCCATTAGAACCTCCCGAGTTGCCCAGGAGTGGAATAGACCGGCATGGGACGAGCATGCCTGATTTTGAAGAGAGAGTCGAAGATGAACTGCGGATGATTGTGCGTTTCATCCGAAGGTACCGCGATTACGCGGTCGACTGGAGGAACTTCCTCCATGAAGGTTGAATTGAGCGCTACGCCATCACTGAGGTCGAGCGCGAGATGCCATGCGTCCAACGGCCCTTTCGGAGCGTTGCTTTTAAACTGTCCAGATACACGCGACGGCATATAACGATATTCTGCCCACCTTTCTTGATAACCGAATACGGATTGGTCGTCCTCGGCGTTACCATTGAAATTGAGTTCCTGCGTAAGCACAGCTTGCTCACCGAGGTGAGCCAGCGCAGGGAGATAGAAGTCGAACCGCGTTTCACGGGACCACATTTTGTGGAGCATTTGCTGATAAGTCAAATCGGCCCGCACATTTGCGAGCCCGATGACATACCCGTGTTCTGTGAAAGAATGATGGAAGCTTGTTTGAGATGCACCCAGCCCGAACGCGGCTAAGCCCGCTTGCGGAGTGGTTGCTGTTTCGGAGGTTTGTGCAACAGAATGCACATTGAGACGCTGAGAAGACCCTCCGAGATATTCAGGCCTTTGAAGACGGAAGTCAGGATTCACGACACCGAAGTGCGCCAGAATCATTTCCGTATACCTGGTTCCGCCACGAGCATCTTTTTCCAAGATGGTTTGAGCGGCAAAGGCTTGCCGAAGTTCATTGATTGTGGCGGCCGTCGCATCCGATAGCAGAGCGACTAGACCTGAGTTTGAAGGATTCTGAGAGACTCCGAGAACCTTATCGGCGAGTGGCGTAGTGGGCGTAACAGTATCGCCCACAGCATGCGCCCACGCCGGAGATGTGGCCTCTATATTGGGGCCACCACTATTATTCCATAAACCGAAACGATGCGTAGAGCTTTCGCTTACATCGTCGATAAGACCAAGGGTGAACCCCGTTCCTACTACAGGAGCGGTTCCCCCAAGAGGCAGTTGTACAGCGTCCCCTTTTTGAGGCCAAGGCAAACACGACGTAAAATAGTCGTGTCTTTTGTGACGCTTCTTTATGGGAAAGTGAGAGATGTTATCAGGGCCATCGTCGAATTGTTCGGCGATTTTTGGAGTGGTATTTTCATTGCGAAACCACTCGTTCCAGATTTTTATGTAGGCCCTGAATGGGAGAGAATTGATACGACGAGCATCCTCCATTCCAATCTCCGTAGGCAAGCCGAAATAATCAGCTAGAGTTCCTGAGTCGAATTGAAATTCGCTCGTATTGGTAATGATGGTGGGGACTAAATAGTCCGTGGTTTGAATGCCTGCGGCATCCGATGCTCCATTGAATTGTTCCCAATGTTGCCATACTAGGCGATTGGGAACAAAGAAGAAAAACATGTCCAAGAACAAATTGTCCATGAGAGGATATATGAGAGTTGCGAGACGCGCAAACACGGTCGCCTTAAGGCTCATCGTGTCGCCAGGAAGAATTTCGTCTACGAAGACCGGTATTAGATCACCCGCATTGAACGTGGTTTTATGCCCATGTGAACGGTCGAACATCGACCTTTGAACTTTAGGCGGCGGGATTTTTGAGAAGTTGAAATTAAGAGTGGACTTCATGTTTTTTCCTTTAGAGTGAGGTTACGAAGACGTTACCTATAATAAGAGAGGACCCTTGAAAAGTCAAGAGTCCTCATTGAGAGACTGAGCGGTGTCAGTCAGCACCATTACATCGAGTGGGTCATGGTGCGGGAGGCTTTGCCTCCTTTTTGCCAGCCGCATATTGCGGCTGAGATTCAGGGTCGCTTTTCAGCGACTGTTTAAGAGCCGCTTCAGCAGCGGCTTTTTTTTGAGCCTCGACTACTAAGTCCATTTGGTCGAGGGTTTGAGGCTCGGCTTCTTTGACGAGTCCGAGCTTGATTGCTTGCGCTTCATTTTCCGGGTTCTCCAACCATTGCAGCATCAGCTGCGGGTCGTTTTGGAACATTGCCCGGATACGCGCAGGGAGAGAATTGAATTTCATGTCCACAGAGACGATGAGATTTTTCATCGTCATAAGGTCCATGGAAGTGAAGTCGCCGTACATGGCTTGTCGACCGCCTTGCAGGCCGGTACCGAGAACGCCAGTCTTGAGAACACGGCTCATGATATAGTTGATATTGGAAGCCTCTTTCTT